CACGACCCAGTTTGGGAGGGCAACGAACTTTGCAGACTCCGCTCGATAGACCTTGTGTATTCCCGAGGTCATTGAACGTCCTCTTGCTTCTCGTACTCAGCCCAAGCCTCGGATGCAAGCTTGTCTCGGTCTCCGGCGGCGTAACGACCTGCGTGAAAGTAGATTTTCTTGAACCGTTCTGGGATAACTTTTAGGGTCTTGGTTATTACCTTGACCTCTGGCTTTGTGAAGTGGCTCCGGTAGCTTATGTCGTTGCGCTCTGCCTCTAGCTTTTGCACTAGGTCGCTAAATTGTAGATTCATTTTTCCTCCTTGTTTGTTGTGAGTGAGGCAAGGGCCGAAGCCCTTACCGTCGCCTCTGTCAGTCAAGCCTGCCTCCGGCGTGTGCTTGGATGCCGTAGCTCATAAGAACCTCAGCAGCAGCCTTGCAGCCTGCTAACTGTCGCTCGTAAGACTGACCCCTGTAATCTGGAACCAAGTCGCTGCTCCAAAAGCGCATCCCACCTTCGCTAGACCTGCCTGCTCCGAGTGACTTGATTGCCTTGCCGTGCTTCGTGCGAGCGTCAACCGGAATCGACACCCAAGCAAAACCGCAAAGACCCTCGTTGACGACCCAGCTCTGCCCGGTGTCACTGACGACTGTCATTGGGTCGACCCCTGCGTTTACAAGTGCGATTGTAGCTGCTCTTTTTGCTTCCTGAAATGCTTCGTAGTATGTAGTCATTTTCTTGTCTCCGTCTCTGAGAGGAGGGCCTAAGCCTCCTCTCCTTTCCATCCGTTAGTTGTCATTGAGTAGGTGCGACCGTCGACCGATACCAAGTCGCCGATGTCTGTAAACTCGCCGTCGACCTCTGGGCCAGACATAATGCTGAGAGCAGTGTGGGTGCGAGCCTCTGGCAAAACCAACTTGATTAGCTCCCAAGCGTCTCCGCTGTAGAGGTTGGTCTGCTGGTAGATTGCGTCACAGATTTGTGTGTCGCTTAGGTTGCCAAAGTTGTAAACCAAAGAAGCTTGTGTGTCTTCTCCTGTGAACCCTGTGGCTGGGTGGAAGCTTGCCTTCCAAGTAATTTTGATGCTTGTCATTTTGTCTCCTTCGTTGTTGTTACTTAGACTCTACCAATAGATAACAACAGGTGTCAAGCTCATTCCAGAAGTTTTTTTACGAGTTTCTAAATTAGGTAAGAAGGAGGCTCGCACTCGGTCTTGTTGCCTGCCTTGTCCAAGGTGTACCAAGTGCTTCGGGTTGTGTCGAGTATGGGATGTCCCGGTGCTGAAAACTTGGACGCCTTGTGCCCGTAGTCTCTGGCATACTCTGCCGTAAGTGCGTCGCTTTCCATCCGACCGTTGTACTCAGCGCAAACTAGTATCACATTTTGCAAGTTATCTAAAACCTTTGAGCCACCCATTCCCCTGTTCTGGATATGGTGCGGAACAAGCTGGTCGGAGTCGCCACAATGCCAGCACCACAAATCACGCTCACGAAGCTTCCTTGTGTCTGCTGCCTTCAAGCTCGCAGCTCTGACTGGATTAGTTTCGCCTGAGTACCTGAAGCCATAATCGCAGTTTCTAGACTACGGATTTTTAGCCGGATACGATTCGCCTCTGCCTTTCGCAAGTCCCTCTGTAAGCGAACGTCGGCAGCCTCAAGACGTGCCAGTGCGTTTCTGTCCGCAACCGTGCCTTGATGTTTTATAAAAGCCCTCTGCTCCGTAGTGTCGAGCAGGTGCTCTGCCTCGGCTAACCTGACCTCGGCTTGGTAAAGAGCTTCAAAGCCCTTTGTGTTCTCCGCTGTCAGTTCCGTCAGTTGCGCTTGTATCTCTGAGGGCAGCACTTAGCACCAACAAATGATGTATGAGTTCTCGGTTCCAAAAATTTGCTTTGTCAATCTGTCCGTTCCGAGCTGCCTCAAGGTAGGCGTGTTCAATTTCCGCCACCTTTGCCCATTGAACTGAGAGATTCGGCACGAAGTTTTATCCCTTCTAGAACAGCCTTGGGATAGTCCGCAGCCTTGGCTTGTGCATAGAGCATCCTTAGAGTTTCTACGTCTTCCAGATTAGCAGCCTCACCTAGCAGGTCACGAACGTCACGAGGCTTAGACACCTTCTCCATCTCCTCCCGAGAAGCAAGCGAGCCTGTCTTGGATGCGGCATACCCGGCAAGCATTAGTGCTCGGCCCACCGACGACGTTTCGCATACCTCTAACGCCGCTTGTCCTTGTGGCCCGGAACCTCCGTCAACTTCAAAAGCGTGACCTGTCGCTTTTGGTATGGCAGCAGCTTGGTCGCCTGCCGTTAGGAATATTTCAGTCTTGACGACCCAAGTCGACACTGCTCTGTCCTGCGGTGTGGTCAGGTTGTGCGTCACAATCCGTCCGTCTGGCCAGTCGGCAGCGAATAGCTCCAAGCGCTCGGCGACAGTTGCATACTTACTCAAATCAAATTTAGCCATTAGTCTTCGTCCTCATTTTCTTCTTCGTTGTCAATAAATTTCCAGTTGTCTGCCATCCAAAAAGGAGCAGTTAGTCCCTCAATGTAAATCCGTTCTAGCAGTTTGTTGTTGTCCAGTACCACGCCGGACACTGCGCCCGTAACATAAGTCTCATCCCTAGCGATAGTCACCGTGTCGCCTAAAAAAACGTTCATTACTTCCCTTTCTTGTTTACTACTAGGTAAGGTCGTCCGCCGTTGCGAGCTTGCCTAGAGGCTACACGAATTTTTTTGCCCTCGTGTTCGAAGTAAGCGTGCTTGGCTTTGCCCATTACCGTTAGGACTTGTGACTTTTGCTTGAAGAACTCTGACTCGGCTTCGTCAAAAGCTTGTTGCGCTAGGGCTAGATTGTGGATGCCATCGACCTCGACCTCCTCGTCGTTTATGTCGGGGTGCATTTCTCTGACTGCCTCGTAAGTAGAAGCTGAGCCGTCCCAGTCTGGAGCAGTTCCTTCGGTAACGTGCTGCCAGAATCTTGCAGCTTGGTCAGTCAAAACGTCCTGCTCAAAGTCGTCCCACTCGACCCAATGTTCGACCCAAGCCATATTGACGACGCCGACAATGACCGCTCGCTTGATTCCCATTACCGACATATAAAACCTGACCTGCTGAATGTAAGTCGGTGGTACTTCGTGCCAGTAGTTGCGTGAAGTCTTGACCTCGACAATGACCCACTCGCCATTGACCTTAGCTAGACCGTCCGGGTTAGCGTGCATAAAAGGTCGCTCGTTGTTGGAGTAGGTTCCAGTGGAATAGATTTTCCAATCGGGATGTTCTTCTTGCAAGAGTTCCATTATTGGTTCCTCGAACTTTTGCCCGAATCTAATCGCCCAGTTCCAAACAGGACGTGCCTCTATTTGTCCAGTCTTGACCGCCCATAAGTAGTAGGCACTTTGGAAAGGGCTGAGTCCCATCGCTACGCCAATCTCACTTCCGCCTAAGCCTTCTGCTCGTGCTGCGTGCCACTCATCGCTGCCCGGATTGAAGACCCCGACCAGACTTGCGTTGTTGAATTGCTTTGGTGTGTGCAGTTCCATATTTCTCCTTTGTTGACTAGGCTGATTCTATGTCAAAGCACGGACACCTTTCAAGTCCTTATATGAAATTTCTAAAGTTGGTCAATTTGTACGACCCCGACTGCCAGAAGCTGCCGAACGTTTTCTTTCCAGAGGACATAAGCGACCCTGAAGCTAGGGCAGTTGCAACCAAAACCGCAAAGGCAATCTGCAAGGCTTGCCCAATGGTTGACGATTGTTTCACCTACGCAATGGAGACGCATCAACGCTATGGAATTTGGGGAGCGACTTCACCGCAAGACCGTTGATTTGTTTTTTGCAAGGCGCTTGGTTACTGTTTGCGTATGACTAACTTTCAGGCTTACGAAAAGCTAAAACTTGCAATCGCAAACGCTCCTGCAATACCACCTTGCCAGACGACCGACCCAGAGATTTGGTATAGCGACGTGACGACAGGAGTCCACGATTTTAGAACCGCAAAGAAGTTTTGCAAGACTTGCCCTGTCAGAAATGAGTGCCTTGAGTATGCCATCGTCGCTAACGAGGTTCACGGAATCTGGGGAGGTCTTACCTACAAGGAGCGTCGAAAGATTGCCCTGAAATCTTGCCTAATTAGTTAGAACAAGTGTTCGATAACACTCTGCAACAACTAAACACAAAGAGCCACAGAGACAGCCCTAGCAGGCTATCTAAGAGATGTTACCCCTAGCGCAGCCACAACCACGCCTTGACTATCACGAAAGTCGCACCTGAGCGATTTGCTAGGTCTTGCCCAGCAGGAGTGCGTGCGAACAGGTGTTCGATAAAGCGCCCAAAAAAGAGGCTTAGAGTGACTTCTTTGTGATGATT